AACACTGAACTGTCCGGTGACTCAGATACGTTGGCTGTTCCTAGTCAGCCTGTAATTCACATGGCAGTAGCTCTACTAGCGCGTGAGCGAGGTGAGACAGGCGGTACATCTACCCCTGAGTACTTTTCTATCGCTGACAAGTATTTATCAGATGCCATCGCTATGGATGCACAGAAGCACCCTGACGAAACCATCTGGTACACCCCCTAGGAGTACGTATGGCCCAGCCACTACAAAGTATTAACCTAGTTGCTCCTGCGTTCAAGGGGATCAACACAGAGGATTCTCCTATTGCACAGGATCCGTCCTTTGCTGAAGTTGCTGACAACGCAATCATTGACAGGCGTGGTCGGTTGGCTTCACGTAAGGGTAATGCTGTTGTTACCACAGATAAGACTGTCTTAGGTACTGACTACCTGCACAACATACACGAGTTTTACGACAGTGCAGGTAACGAAGTTATCTTTAGTACTGGTAACAACAAGATTATGACAGGCACAACTACTCTGGTTGACGCTACTCCGGGGTCGTACACGATTACTGCTAACGATTGGAAGATATTTAACTTTAACGATCACGCTTACTTCTTCCAACGGGGCTACGAGCCTCTGGTGTACAGCAACAGTTTAGGTGCAGTGACTAAAATGTCCAGTGTTGCTGGTGCATCTGTAACTTCTGCACAGTACGCTAACGAAGCCATTGCAGCTTACGGACGAGTGTGGTGTGTAGGTAACGCTAGTAATGACAACACTGTCTACTGGTCTGACCTGTTGATTGGTCACGACTTCTCTGGTGGATCTAGTGGTTCTATTGATGTATCTAAGGCGTGGCCTAACGGGTTTGACAAGGTTGTAGCTATTGCGGCACACAACGGGCTGTTGATTATCTTTGGTGAGAACAACACGCTTGTGTACGCTAACGCAGAAAGCCCCGCATCTATGGAGATACGTGATGCTATTCCGGGCGTTGGCTGTGTAGACCGTAAGAGCGTACAGAACATTGGTACTGACTTAATCTTTCTGACTCAGACAGGCTTGCGTAGCCTCGGCAGAACCATACAAGAAAAGTCTCTGCCTATTACAGACTTGAGCAGAAACATCAAGCAGGAGATTATTGCTAACACTTTGTCTAAGTCTGAACCTGTTAGCTCTGTGTACAGCCCTGAGAACTACTTTTACCTGTTGTGTTTTCCAGACCTCAACCTAGTGTATTGTTTTGACGTTAGGGGTTTGTTGGACAACGGATCGTACAGGGTAACACGCTGGCCTAGTGTGAACTTTAAAAGTTTCCACAGGGACAGGAACGGCGACATATACATTGGTACAACCGCTGGTGTAGGTAAGTACGAAAATTACTTAGATAACGGTAGCTCTTATCGCTTTAGGTACTTTAGCCCCGGCCTTACCTTTGGTGATCCAGCACGAATCAAGATGCTAAAGAAGATTAGACCTACTTTGATTGGAGGAAACAACTCAGACATATTCCTCAAGTGGGCTTACGACTTTTCAACATCAGCCAGCAGTAGCACGTTTAGAACCAGTAGTGCTATTCCGGGCTTCTTTGGGCAGTCTGAGTACAACATTGCTGAGTACTCTGAAGAGGGCATTACCTTGAGCAGAAACTCACTAAACACTACAGGCTACGGCTCAGTAGTTAGCGTAGGTCTTGAGACAGACATCAACGGTTACGCACTGTCCATACAGGAAATGAATGTATTAGCACTCGTAGGTAAAACGATATGATTATTAATAAAAGCAACAAAAGAGGTACTTACTAATGGGTATTTTATCTGATCTGTTAGGTGACGTATCACAAGACATTTACGGTGATTTGCCTCCAGAAATTAAGGCCACCTATACTACGCCTCTTCCGCAGATTGGCGCTCCCGGTGCCAGTTTTCAACCGTTTACTGTAACTGGTCCGTCAGGCCGTATTTCGGCAGGAGCAGGTGGTACTGGGTACGAGCTGTCTCAAGCTGGACAAGATATTCAAACGGCTCTTGAGTCTGCTGCTTTGTCCCGGTTTGGCGCTGCACCAGCAGGTGTTGGTCAACTAGGAACTGCTGCTGAACAGGCGATGGGCCTTGGTGGGCAGTTCATGGGCCAAGTTGGTATGCCTATGGGTGCTAGAGAACAAGAGGTGTATGACCGCATTAGGGCTACACAGCTTGGTGAAGAAGAAAGACAGAGGCTTGCGCTAGAAGAGCGTTTGTTTTCTCAAGGTCGAGGCGGTGTACAAACGGCCATGTTTGGCGGGACACCAGAACAGTTTGCTTTAGCACAGGCGCAAGAAGAAGCCCAGAACAGGGCATCTCTGGCAGCTATCCAGCAAGCACTGGCTGAACAACAGCAACAGGCGGCTCTTGGGGCACAGTTTACAGGCCTAGGCGCTGGTCTTACGGCACAGCAGCAGGGACTTGAGGCGGCACAGCAACAGATGGGCTTGGGTGCGCTTCAGGGCGCTTATATACCGCAGGCAGCTATGTTGTCAGCGTTCTCACCTGCACTGAACGTTGCGTCTCTGGTTGACATCTCAGGACGTCAGGCAAACGAGCTTGCACTTGAGGCAGCAATTGCTAACTTGTCAGCACAGGCAGGACAGCAGGCAGGGCTTGCAAACTTGTACACAGGTCTGATGGGTGCTAGTGGTGGACTACTTAGTGGTATCACAGGTGGCGCTACTGATGTTGTTACATCTCTGATAGACTTATTCGGTTAAGAGGATTTAAAGATGGCTAGAGGATCTAACATAGGTGGTATGCTGGCTCAGAGTGGCCTCGCAGGTGGGCAAAACATTGCTCAAGCCTACCAGCAGCTTGGCCGGGGTGTCGGAGGAATGTTCAGCGGTGTCGCTGGTGCTCTTGAGAGAAGGCAAGAGAAACGTCGGGCGCAGAGCGCACAGGAGCAGTTTCAACAGATTTTAGGGGCTTACAGTACTAACCCTGACAAATTAATGGAAGAAGCGCTGCTTGCTAAAAATAGCCCTGATGTTAATTTGCAAAGAATGGGACAACTTCTAGAAGCTCAAGCAAACCGTGTTCGAGAAGAACAAAAATTAGCTGCAGCACAAAGAACAGCAGACGTTACTGGAAGAGGCAAAGGAAACTTGATGGCTTTAGCTTACGATCCTGCTTTTGATATAACTGACCCAAAACAACGGTCAGGGTACATTGGCATGGCTAGTGCTTCTGAAGTACCTTTAAACGAAGCCATGCAAATAGCTATAGAAGCTAAAAAAAGTAAAGCAACAGGAGGTTCTTCTTTTAGGCAAGAAATTTTTGACCCTACTTCCGGTACAATGCAGCAAGTTAATTTTTTGACAGACCTAGAAGGCCGTGTAGTTGGTCAACAAGTTTTAGGCGCTTCAGCTGGACCTGAAAAACCTGCGATTACAGTCAAAGAAAAAGATGGTATTTTTTATACATTTGAAGATGGCAAACCTGTAGGGGAATACGAAAGTAGAAGTGCTGCTGATGCTGCTGCACAAGAACAAAATAAAGCAAACGAAGCTATCCTTAAGGCACAGCGAGTAAAACTGAGTATCTCTGACGCTATAGGAATGATCGAGAGAAACGAAAACGTAGGCGGCTGGAAGCAGCTTCTAAAGTTTTTACCGGACACTGAGGCAAGGCGTTTTGAAAACTACCTGACTAGCATTAAGGCTAACGTAGGTTTTGACCAGTTGTTACAAATTAAAGATGCAGGATCAACATTGGGTCAGGTTTCTAATATTGAAAACTTGCTGCTTCAGTCCACTATCGACAGTTTAGACGGTCTTATGTCAAAAGAAGACTTGGTTCAAGCACTAAACAAAATAGATGCGTACTATACGTCTCTAATTACAAAAGCTAAGTTTGGTGCTGATTCTCCGTTAGAAGAGTGGGCCGGAAGCGTAGATTGGTTGCAGCCCGAGTTTGCCCGTATGTATGAACAACAAGGCGGTGAAATTGTTGTTAACGAAAACGAAGGCACTATCATGGTTAAATCACCCTCTGGTGAAACTATTAAACTCTTGAGGTAAAAATGGCATACTCAACAGTTGTTAAAATATCTGAAGAAGACTTTGAGCAAGAAAAAGCTAACGCTCGTCCTGTTACTGGAGGGCCGAAAGTTGTCAAAATTTCTAGTGAAGAGTTTGAAGCTGAAAAGAAAGGAATACAGACGCAGCAAAAAAACTTAGCGCAGCCCGGAAACGCTAGATCGTCTATGGCGATTGAGGCAGAACAAAACCTAAAACAATTTAAACAAAACGTAGGTGAGTCTTTTACCAAACGAATACAACAAGCGTCTGATGTGTTGCGTGAAGAAGGCCCATACGCAGATGGCCTAACTACCTCAAGTCAATTTTTTGGGCTTGCCGGATCTATGGCTGGCTTAGGGTGGGACTTGTTTGGCGATGTCTACACGCTGTCTGCTGACGGTTACAGCTTGGTAATTCCTGATGATATGGAAGAAGCTGTGAAAAATCAATACAGAGAAGCTGTAAAAGCGTTTGTAGAACACCCGTTAGGCAAAGAGGCGCAAAAGGCACTTCAAGCTGGACAAGAGCAGTGGATAGAGTTTAAGAAAAACAACCCTGAAATGGCTCTTGTAGTCGAAAGTGCGTTTAACGTGGGCGGGTGGTTTAAAAGAGGGCCAGATGCCAAGCCCCTAAACGTAGACCCTGAAGCTGGTTACGTGCCTAACGTATCTTTTTTTGATCCTAAAAACAGGACCGTAAGTAAACTAACGACTCTAGAAAAAGGAATCTGGAAAGTAATCAGCCCGCCTAAAAGCGTCGAAAAGATTAACCAGCAGACCACAAAGCCCAGAGGTCCGTTACGCAGACAAGAAACAATCCTAGACGTAGAAGAACGCCGTAGGATAGATACGGTAAAACGGTTTGCCCGTGTTGATCCGTCTAGAACTGACAGAACCAACGCAAAAAGTATTATAGGCGCTGTAGAAAAACTTGACGCCAAATTAAAGAAACTGTTAGAGCGACGTACTGACCCAGTGCTACACTCTGATCTGCGGTCTGGTTTGGTGCCTAAAGTATCTACGTGGATACAACAGAATCCCGGCCTAGGTCAAAAAAGATTAGCAGAAGAAGCTAAACGTGCTACAGCGCAGCTGAACACAATCTTGTCCTCGCATCCGCAGACAGCAGCTGGTATGCTTGCAGCTAGGCGCGAACTAGACAGATGGATCAAGAAAAACCTAGGCGCTGATACACTGAGGCGGCAAGAGGGAAACAAAGGGGCTATGGCCCGTAGCGAACTGTACGCCATGATTCGTCGTGAGATGAACGATATGTTAGACACGGGTGACTCTGACGCTGCCTCTAGGCTTCTTAGGGACGAGTCTGATTTGCTCGCTGCTTTAGACGCGATTAACTCACGGATGCCGCAAGGAGATACTGTATTAGCTCGCGTTAGGGATAACTTAGGTGCTTTAGACATTCAGATGCCTACGACACCTTTGGGTCAGGCAGCAACTGCTTCAGCAGCCATGAACTCTAAGATGCTTCCGTTCTTTGCGGGATTGATTTCAACGTACACAGGACTTGGGCTTACTAAAAGGGCGTTCTCAAAGGTATACTATCAGAAAGAGCTGCGGTTAATCTTAGAAAGCCTCAACGAAGGCATTAAGACTGCTACAAACCCTGAAATGGTTAAACAGCTTAGAGCAGACAGAGCAGCAATTATTGAAGTGTACAAAGGCTACATGGAAGACGCTGAAGAAGAGGCTAAAGAAGAGGCTAAAGAAGAATGAGTTGGGTAAACACCTATCTTAAATTAGCTGAAGCTCGTTTTCAGACAGCCAAAGAAAACGTACAGGACAGCCTAGAACGCATACCGCTTGAGGTTCAGCAGGCTGTCAACGATGCACAGCGCAGGCTTGCTGGAGCACAACTGAGGGTCGCTGAAACTGCTGAGAGAGGCCGGACAGTACCCGAGATTGCTTTAGCAGGCTTGGGTGAAACTGGGTCAATGGTAGGTGATGTACTCAATATGCCGCTTGAGGCTCTAGGTGTAAATGAGGTTGTTGGTCAAGCCACAGAAGCGGCTCTAGCAACGCCTGCTGGACAAGCAGCTATGGAGAAAGTCCAAGAGGTGCAGCAAGCGTACCCTAGGGCATCTGAGAACGTGGGCAATCTCTTTGGTGCGCTTAACATAATTCCCGGTATGCAGGCTCCTAGAGTCGCTGGACAGGCGGCTAACAAACTGTTACGCAACGTGGATACAATGGTAGAGGGCGGTCCTTTAAGACGTTTGGAAGCGCCTCTAAAAGCCGCAGGAGTGCCAGAGCAAACAGCAGAAAGTATGTTTAAATTTTACGGTCCACTGCCGCTATTAAGTTTTACTGGGGAAGCTGCTCAAGCAGTGCCGGGAACAATAAGAGAAGTCTTTAGCCCGACTGCACGAGCTAATGAAAGAGCCAAAGGAGTTTCTCAACGGCGAGTTGATGAGGTAACACAACCGTCTTCTTCAGAGGGTGATCTTGATGTTGGTAGCGTTTATGCAGGAGAAAACATTTATCGTCAAATGGGACGCAACGTAGACGAAACTCTTGTTGCTACTCTTCCTATGACTGCTAAAAACACAAGGCTAACAGATTCAGAGTGGAACGAGGCCAACGTCCGTAGAGAAATTTTTGAGCCGCTTGATGTAGTGCCTATTGAAGTTCAGGATAGAGCCCTTAATCACGTTAGGGTTGTTCACGGTGCAGGAGATAACACAAACATTGTAGTACGTGAGCCACAAACTCAAGGATTTACGAAAGAGGGTAAAGGAGCGTCGGGCAGAGGACCAGCGGCTATAAGGACATTAACCTCTAAAAACACTGTTAACGCTTACGCAAAAAGCTTAGGAAAAACTATTGATAATCTTTCTGCTAGTGACATAACTGAAATCGCAAAAGCCAGTTTTATTATAAATAATCCAAGATTAGTACGTCAGTTAGAAAAACAATTTCCCGGAGTAGGCCAACAGAAAATAGTTGAAAGGTATCTTAAAGGAAAAGAACGACAAAAAGCAGGTAAAAAGTTTGCATCCAATTCCGCTGAGAAAAAACTTATTGACTTTTTGGATAACTCGTTTGAAGAGTTTGGAGGCACAGTAAGACAAGATGGAGATTTTATCTATTTGTCTCAAGGATACCGTAGTGAGATGAAAGACTTGGGTGGCGTCAATCAATTTATTGCTATCGACACAAAAAACAAAGAGATATACACATTGATTTCTGATCGACACGATATGTTTGGTGTTGATCCTATTGGCGGTAAAGGGCTAATAACAATTGGCACAATGGAAAAGGTGCGTATAGGTGGTGGTTACGACCCTAAGATAAATACGATTAAGAAAGAACAGAGACAAAAAAGAGTTCAACAGCGTGAGCAAAAGGCTGTAGATAAAACAGAAAAGCTAACAGGAATAAAAAGAAACAAAAACGAGAGCGCCACAGAATATAGCAAGCGTGTCTTACGCGACTCTAAATTTACACCAGAAGCCAGAGATTACCTAGAGTCTCTGTACCGAGGGTCTTGGGCAATCACAGCAGCAACGGAGACGGACAATGAAAGACGATAAGCACACAGTAAGCTACACATCCATTGACTACCACAGTATGTGTCAGAAGTCAAAGGAGCGTGTAAAGAAAATGCAGGCTGAGGGAATACCTACGCCCCATGACCCGAAAGACAAGCCAGAGGACGCAGGTAAGCGTGAGGGCTACTCAGTCCTATTCTTTGGTTAATCTACTATCTCCTCCCGCAGTCTACGGGCCTGTAGTCTTACGGGCCTTAAGGCTGCTTCCTCTTCCTCGTAGTCCTCGTTGTTTATCAGGGACACATCGTACCTAAGTCTGTTGAGAGCGTAAGCAGTATCTGTTACGTCTCTGTACCCTGCTGGTGTTAGGCCAGTGTAAGAAAAGATTTCACTACAGAACAGATTAGAGTTAGTGTGGTAGTACCCTAGAAAACTATAAGACATAAGGTCGCCGTAAGACCCACATATGTCGTTCCACCCGTGACCAAACTCAGGCCATATGTAGCCTTTATCTGGATACGCTTGATTCTCTGGTCCGTGCGCTAGGCCTACTGAGTGCCCTATCTCGTGTAAGTCTGTAAACACAGAGCAACGAGACATGGACGACGGTGGTTGGCCTTCTGTAAACCACGTATTTACATAAGCAACCCCACAGGTATCAGGGTAAGACGTACCGTAGGCTAACACAACGTCCACAGGTAACTGATTAGCCTGACGCTCTACATCACGTAAGCTATGATAATGAGCTAGCCAAAGCTCCTTTAGCTCGTACCTGATGTGTACACCAGACCTTTCATATATCCTGTTGTATTCATCTACCCTCTTCTGCCACTTGTCCCATTCCTCTGGGTACTCACGCATGATTTCTATTGGCGTGTCTATGCCGTACTTTCTGTGCGAGGCGTACACCAGCACTCCTAGCTCCCAAGTGACTATAGTGTCATCGTCCTCCCCGTAGTAAATAAAGCCCTTGGACGGACCTCGGAACTCGTAACCCACGCAGTCAGCGTTAAACTCTCTGGCGCACCGTGGTTCCTCTTCCATGTGAAACTGTATTTCAGTCCTCCCTAAAGTAAAGACACCATCACCTGCGCGTCCATCGCCAAAGATGTGAACAGTATCTCTACCAACTCTAACAGCCTTGCCCATGGTAGTTGAATGATGCACCATCCCCCAAGGCTCGTTACGGCCCAACATATCTTTGTAGTCTACGTGGACTATTGCAGGACTAAACCTATCTCCAGCTTTCTTTTCCATTGACAGATTTAGATAGCTTCTAAAACCACACTTTGGTGATCTGACGTCTTTGGACGTATATCTGTTGCCCTCCTCGTCTTCGTAGATAAACCACTCTACCCCCGGATAATCTTTAGAGCACCCAGAGCGTATCAACGTATCAGAAAAAACGCTGGGTGCTACTAAGAGCAACCCAGCTACAACGTACGCAGTAAGCCTACAATTCACAGTTGTTCCCTGTGCAGGCCAGTTGTTGTGACCCCTCAGTCATATCGCTGGCCTCTTCTATATCCCACGATATTTCCTTTGGAAAGTCCTTAACTAACTGGTTGTACGTCTTTTTGTCCACAGGTTCATACGGTGCCTGCTGGTACGTGTGGTCTGAGTAGGGCAGGAAGCTAATCCCTGACACCTTGTCAAACTTGTTGTACAGCCACTGTCCCACCTCTAGAAACTCCTCATCACGGTAGTAGCAGGTCATAGACGGCTTGTGCTCACACCAGTAGTCCTGATATATTTC